CTGAAAGGCGCTGGCAACATCGATGAACTCGTGAACAAGAAGGCCGAGAAGGCCATCGCGGAAGCCCAAAAGCAGTTGAAGGCAGCGCAGGACGCCGCAGAGGCGGCCAAGAAGCGCGCGCAAGCCTACGAATCCCGTGTACTTGACGACGCCATTCGTGCAGCCGCAGCGAAAGCCGGTTTGCATCAACACGCCATTGATGACGCGCTTTTCCGTGGGCGTGCCATGTTCGCACTGGATGAAAACGGCCAAGCGGTACAGCGCGACGCCGAAGGAACCGTTGTGATCGGGAAGGACGGCAAGACGCCGTACAACCCGCTCGAATGGCTCGAATCCATGCGCGAGACGGCGCCCCATTGGTTCCCAGCGGGAGCCTCGGGAAGCGGTAGCGGTGGCGGCCCCAAGGGCGGCGGCGGTTCTGGATCGGGCAAACCCCGGTCGCAATGGTCGCCGCGCGAAAAGGCCGAATACATCGAAAAACACGGGCGCGCTGCATACGAAGCGCTCCCATTCAATTGACCAATCAGGAGTAACCAATCATGGCCGCAGGCCTCGCAAGTGCATTCAAGGTTTATCAGGAGTAGTTCCAGACCGGCATCGTCGAAACCCTGACCCAGAACGGTAATGCGTTCAATCAGGCTTCGCAGGGTGCCATCACGCTCGCTACCAAGTCGCACAAGGGCGATTACAGCGAGCAGGCGTTCTACAAGGTGCTGTCGGGCCTTGTGTCGCGTCGTGATACCACGTCCACCGCTGGTGCAACCGACCAGAACATCACGCAGGACGAGTTTGTCACCGTCAAGCTGAATCGCAAGATCGGCCCGGTGCTGCAGACTCGCGATTCGTTCCGCAAGATCATGGCGGGCAAGACCGAGCAGGAAATGAGCTTCATCCTCGGCCAGATGTCCGCGCAGGGCATGCAGCTCGACATGCTGAATGCGGCCCTGTTGGCGGCTGCGGCTGCGCTCGATAATCAGGCGGCGGTCAAGTACACCATCGGCTCCAGCGGCACCCTGAACACGGCGGGCCTCGTTTCCGGACTGTCCAAGTTCGGCGACGCTGCCTCGCGCATCGTGTGCTGGGTCATGCATTCCAAGCCGTACTATGACTTGGTGCAGTCGCAGATCACCGACAAGATCCCCGGCGTGGCGGACTTCGTCATCGCGAAGGGTTCGCCCGTGACCGTGAACCGTCCGGTGCTGGTGACCGACTCGTCCGGCTTGGTGAACGTGACCGGTTCCGGTTCCACGGCTGTCACCACCTACCGCACGCTTGGCCTGACGGCTGACGGCGCGCTGGTGGAGAACAGCGAGGAAGAGGAAATCATCGTGCAGGATGTCACGGGCAGCGAAAACCTGGCCGTGCGGTATCAGGGCGAGTTCGCCTACAACCTCGGCGTCAAGGGCTTCAAGTGGGACATCGCGAACGGTGCGGCGAACCCGACCGACTCCGCGCTGGCCACGGGGAGCAATTGGGACCCGTGCCGCGGTTCGTTTAAAGATTTCGCGGGCGTGGTTATCGAAAGCGCCTGATTCGCGGTTGCAACCTTACGCGGGGGCTTCGGCCCCCGCTTTTTCTAGGATTACATGAAAGCAGGATTACACCTATCGCCCAAGTGTCCGCAAGGCATGGCGCTGGCGTCGGGCTTTGAAGCCTTGGGCTGGCGCGTGCAGTGGCGCAATGGCGACGCTTACCGTGCGGGCGAGATTGAACCGTTCGATGTCGTGGTGGCGAGCGGTGCGCGTGGCAACAATGCCGACCTGTTGCGGGATTACACCGCTGCGGGCGTTCCGGCGCTATGCATCGACTTCGGTTACCTGAAACGCCACGACGAACGCGATTACGAGAATGCGGGCTATTTCAGCATCGGGCTTGGCGGCCTGAACTGGGTTCCGCCGTTCGATTGTCCGGCTGACCGCTGGCGGGCGTTGGGCCTGAAACTCGGCAAGCCGCACAAGGGCGATGTGACCATCATTGCAGGCCAGATGGTGGGCGATGCTTCGCACCCATTCGGCGATGCGGCGCAGATGGCAACGTGGGCGCTGTCAGTGGCCGCGCGTGTTGATGGACCAGTGGTATTCCGCCCGCACCCGCGAAGCACGCACGTAGCGCCGTAGGGGCTTGAGATTGACCGGTTGCAGCTGGCCGAATCGCTGGCACGCGCGGGCAAGGTCATCGCCTACACCAGCAACATCGGCCACGATGCCCTGCTGGCTGGCGTGGAAGCGGAAGCGGACGGCCCCGCAGCATGGGCAGGCGTCACGCTGGCTGGCCGCACGAAATACTTTCACCGTCTCGCCTACGCGCAATGGCTATTGCCAGAGATCGCGAGCGGCGAGGCTATCGAGTTCACCTTGAGGGCGCATCATGGCGATCACGCTTAACCCGGAGGATGGCACGGGGCTTGCGAACGCGAACACGTATATATCGCTTGCCGATGCCGACGCCTACTTCGCCAACCGCCTGAACGATACGTGGCTTAATGGCACGGACGACCAGCGATCCTCGGCGCTGATTCAGGCGACGCAATACCTGGACTCGCGCTACACGTTCAAGGGCGTGCCGCTGACGACGACGCAGGCGTTGCAGTGGCCCCGGCAGGCGCCGCCGTACCAGGCGACCGTGGGATGGATTACGGAGTCTTACGCGGGCGATTCAACGTTGACCGCGCAACTGGCATGGCCCGTGCAGCGCGTGAAGGATGCGACGTGCGAAGCGGCCTTGCGGGCGTTGTCGGGCGGCCTGTACACGGACGAGGATTCGCGCATCGTCACCAGCGAAAAAGTGGACGTGGTGGCTGTGACCTATGCCGAGCATTCGCGCAATGGCGGACAGGTGCGAATCGCCATCATTGATGACCTGTTGAAACCCGTACTCGCCAGCAATGGCTACAACTTGCAGGTGGTGCGGGCGTGAGCGTCGTTGCGTACAAAGATGGCGTGATGGCTGCGGATTCCCGCGCCTACGGCGGCAGTTATGAAACCTCGCCCGGCCGCAAGATGAAGATTCATCGCTTGGACGATGGCTCGCGTGTCGGCATATGCTCGGCAGTCATAGGCTTGCCAGAGCGGTACGTTGCATGGCTTCGTTCTGGTGCAGACCCGGCCACATTCGGAGCGCCCGATCCGGACTGCCGTGTCTTGATGGTCAAGCCCAACGGCGACGTTTACCTTGCTGACGGCGGGCTATATTTCAGCGGCCCCATCCAGTGCGAATTTTACGCCATCGGCTCGGGCGCACCCTATGCGATGGGTGCAATGGCAATGGGCGCATCGGCCGAATAGGCTGCGCGCATCGCCTGCCTTTTCGATAAACACTGCGGCTTGCCAACGGTGACCTTGTGAGTGGCATTAATTACGCCAGCCTAGCCGCCACGGCCACGCGCCTGCTGACCGACGACGGCCAACCGATGACACTGCGGCGCACGGTTCCGGGCACCTACGATCCGGTCACGGGCACGACCACGGGCGGCAGCACGCAAGACTTGGCGACGACCGGCATCTTCACCAAGATCGGCACCGGCTACGCGCTGACGAATCAGGTGGAGGCAGGCGATCGCATGGCACTGATTGACGGCTCGCAAGCGCCCTAGCTGACCGATAAGCTCGTCGTGGGCGATGCTGTGCTGACCATCGTGAACGTGCAGGCGGTCAACCCGGCGGGCACGCCGATTGCTTACAAGTTGTAGGTGCGCGGATGACCTTCGCCAGCGACGTTGCCAAGTTCAGCGAGAACGCCAAGAATCGCATGGATCAATAGGTTCGCAAGATCACGTTGGAATTGTTCACTAGCGTCATTCTCGATTCGCCAGTTGGCAATCCTACATTGTGGAAAAGCAAGCCCCCGAAGAACTACGCGGGCGGCACGTTTCGCAATTCATGGTACGTGAGCATCGGCACGCCTAGCGATGGCGGCGAGCGCGCACCGAACAAAGCTGGCGCGGATTCGCTGCGTGACTTGCAAGGCATCGGCGACGCAGGAAACGTGACCATGTTGACGAATAATATGCCCTACGGCATCCGATTGGAATACGAAGGCTGGAGCAAGCAATCACCGGCCGGGTTCGTGCGTGTGAACGTAGCAAGAGTTGCCGAGTCGCTTAAATGACCGCCCTGACCGACTTTAATGCCGCATGCGTGCAGGCGTGGCAATCGACGGGCCTGACGCCGACCGCCTATGAGGGCGTTGACTTCACGCCGCCCACTGGCAAGTGGTACTCCATCACCCTGCTACCCGTAAGCGCCTAGACCGCTGCACTCGGGATCAATTCACCCATTGAGCACGTCTGCTTGCTACAGGCGGACGTGAATTACCCACTGAACACCGGCACGGGCCCGCTACTGGCCGATGCCGACACCATCGCTGCAACCTTCACGCCGGGCGCCACGTTCACCTACAACGGCATCCGGCTTGTCTGCGAATCGTGCCAACGGTCCACGATCCGCCGTGATGATGCGTATCTGACCGTTTCGCTCACTGTAAAACTTCGTGCGTGGTAGTTCCGCGCCTAACCTGAGAGGTAATCAAGATGACCGCTGGCTTGGCATAGGGTGGTGCGCGCGTTGGTTGGTACTACGCGCAAGAAACCGCAGGCTCCATTTCCGCAACCGCACCGGAGTTCAAACCGCTGCGGCTCACGCAAAGCTCACTCGCCATGTCGGCGAACTAGATCACGACCGCCGAACTGCGGCCGGATCGTCACCGCGCCTCGGCACGTCGCGGGTCCACGGCCATCGGCGGCGATCTGACGGCGGAACTGACCTATACCACGTTCGATGACTTCCTTGCTGCCGTGTTCTGCGGCACTTGGACTTCCAACGTCCTGAAAACCGGCACGGCGCGGACGAGCTTTTCCATCCTGAAGCGCTACCTCGATATCGGCGTGGACACGCTCTACACCGGCTGCGAGATCAACACGATCAAGCTGGCGTGCCCGTTGCAGGAAAAGATCACCGCGACCTTCAGCGTCGTCGGCAAGACCGAAGAGAGCTACACCGTCCCGAGCGGCGCCACGTTCGATGTCGCCAGCACGACCGACTTCATGACGACCTTGGACGGCTCGCTGTCCTTGGGCGGCTCGGCCTTCGGTTGCGCGACCGATCTCAATGTGCAGTTGACCAACAACATCGCGGCCAAGTACTCGCTGTTCTCGCCCGACGCCTACGAAATGAAGATCGGCATGATCGACGTTTCCGGCGATTTTTCGGCATACATCGAGGATGACACGCTGAAAACCGCGTTCCGCAGCGATTCGGACGAAGTGTTTTCCATCGTCCTGACCGACAAGGCTACGGGTGGCAATACCTACACCATTGCCATCCCGAAGGCCCGTTTCTCGGGCGTGTCGGCGGATAACTTCAACGGTGATGACCTGGGCATCCAGCAATTGCAGTTTGTCGGCCTGCTGGATACCACGTCCGGCACCGAGCTTTCCATTACCCGGAGTCCGTAATGAGTTCGGAATTTGACGCATTCGACTGCAGCGCGCAGATCAACGATGGCGTGAAACTGGACCTTACCCTGCCGGACGGTTCGCCGTCCGGTCAGTGGATCAAGGTTCGCAACTTCCGCTCCGATGCCTACAGGGAAGCTCTGGCGGCGCTTCAGGCGAAGCGCGCGGAAAAGGGCAGGCCCGATGCGGCGGAAGCCAAGGCGGACCGCCTGAACCTGCTGGCGACGCTTATCAGCGCATGGTCATTCAAGACGCCGCTGACCAAGGAAAACGCCGTGGCGTTTCTCGGCAAGGCCATGCTCGTTCCCGAGCAGATCGACCGTCTTTGCGTGGATGACTCGCGTTTTTTCGGGAACGGCTCGACCGATTCTACGAATGGGCCGAAGCCGAAATAAAGCTGCGCAGGCCGGTCGGGAAGTGGACCGCGAAATGGCACCTGATCAAGCATTGGCGCGCCACGGGCAGGAAGCCCAAGGCGCTGCTTGAGCAGGGCGAGTGCCCGGATGGATTCGAGTACGTCTGGACGGTATTCGAGCGGCTATCTGGCGCGCGTACCTACGGCATGGCAGCCAACCCGATCACCTACGGCGATATGGACGCATTCTCGCGCGTGAGCCGCGAACCCTTGCGGCCTTGGCAAGTTGAAGCTGTGCAGCGCCTTGACCAACTCTGGATGGAACACCGTAAATGAGTACAGAGGAATCCCGGCTCGTAGTCGCCGTTGACAGCACCAGCGTACCCAAGGCCAAGACCGAGCTTGACGCCTACACCGCGTCCGCCGCCAAGGCCGATGCAGCCACGGGCAAGCTGGCGCAGACTTCGCGCGCATCCAACACCGCGCACGCTGCCACGGCTGCCGAAGTGTCGCGGGCAGAATAGGCCGTTAATGCGTTTGGAGAGACGCAAGCGTAGGTCGATGCGCGCTTGCGTAGCGTCGCGCAGGCCGCAGTCGCTGAACGTGAGGCAATGGCCAAGCAGGCGTCCGCAATGGCGCAGGCGACATCCATATCGGCGGGCTACTCCGAAGCAACCAAGCGCCTCGTTGCCCAGCAGAATGCGCAGATGGCGGCATCCACTGCGGCCGTACGCGCGGAAGCCGCCGGACAGGCCGCTGCCCAGTAGGGCTTCGCGATC